GAGGTCGCCTTGACGCCCGCCGCTGCCGGCGTGAACGCCAGCGTTGGGCGTCAAGGCGACCTCGGCGCCGGCGGTTTTCACCTTCACCAACGTCGTCGCCGCGGTCGCCAAAGGCGCGTTCATCGGTCTCGGGACAGGCGCTACCAACGCGATCGGGGCATCCACCGGCGTTCTCTTCTCGGCCGGCCTCTTCACGGCCGGAGACAAGTCGGTGTCGAGCGGCGACACGATCAGCGCCAGCTATCAGCTTTCGGCATGACGATCGCGACCCTCGACCAGCTCATCGCCGCGTCCAAGCAGCGGATCTCCTATTGCAAGACGGCGGCGCGCACGACGGTCGCGACCGGCTGGTTCAGCTTGTTCGACCTCGCCGGCAACCCGGGCGCGGGTGCGCTGGCTGGCTCGAACACGGCCAACGGTACGGTGCCGAACGACGGCATCGCGGGCCATCCGGCGATCAACTCGTTCGGCGGCGGCGCGTCCGGATACCTGGCGCGCGTCGAGTTCGGTTGCTCCGTCGCCTGCCGGATGTCGGTCTACGACCGCGTATTCGCGGCCGGCGCGTACGCGTTCAATTCGAACGTCAGCCTAGCGTCGCAGCCCTCGTTCTCCGCGCGCGTGCCCGGTGGGACGGACTTCACCGGGCTCGAGCTGTGGACCGAAACCGTGACGGCCTTCACGGGCAATCTGTCCGTCGCGGTCGGATATACCAACCAGGCGGGGACGACCGGGCGCTCGACCGGGACGGTCGCGACGGGTCTCGCGCCAACGCTGGGGCGATGCGTGCAGCTTCCCCTTCAGGCAGGCGATGCCGGTTTGCAAAGGGTCGACTCGGTCGTTGCATCCGTCGCCACGGTCGGAACTTTCAACGTAATGGTGCTACGGCCGCTCTGGT